CCGGTTGTAATTCCAAGAGTTCTAGACATTTCTTCGTTATAATCTATTTGCTCGTATATTTTTACAAGATTAAATATACTATTTTTTGTTTCGTCTCTAAATGCGTGTTCTTCTGTTCTTGGAAACTGACGATAAAACTCATTTAAAGCATCTTGATCATCTTTTAAACCATCAGCTTCATTCTGCCAACTATCTATTACACCTACATCTATTAATTCACCATCTGGAGCGAATGCATCGACATCAGGAGTATTAAAGACTGGAATTCCAAACTCGTCAATAAATCCTTCGTAGTTCCATTCCATTGGGATAAACAAAGAGTAGAGACCAGACTTAGTCTGACCATTTCTATTTCTTTTTGTGACATCTGACGCGCTGTATAGTTTTTTGAAGTTTTCTCCACCTTTATCTAATGCGTTTGAAGTAGAGCCCATCATACATTTACCTATAATCCTACTACCTAATCGTAAACATGTTTTTGTAACTCTCCAGTTGTTTAAAATATTATCGGGTCTCTCCCATTTACCACTTTCATCATGCACTAGTAAATTTAGTTTTTCACCATCATAACTATTATCACCAGTGTTTTTCCAATCTATAGTTGTATCTAATCCTTGTAGATCTTCTAATTTTTCGTTAGAAGTTATTTTCTTTCTTGTAAACTTACTAGCTGGCACTCTATATGCTAATTCTGTTTTTGGCCGATCCATACCGTCTTGTATCGGTTTAAAAAAGAATGGATAGTTTACACTTATAGGAACTACTTTGTCAGTAAACATCTTTTTAGCGTCTGCACCTGTTTTTGATAGTATACCATATCTACTATCACTTGAAATAGTTGCTAAATTAACAGCCTCTGCAGATGACATGAATGAAAAACCTGATCTTCTATTCTTTAGATAGCACATTCCATAACATCTTTTATCAGCTTTGCAAGCCTCCCAGAATATAAAAAATAATCTATTTGCTTCTCTAAAATCAGGAGCGCCTACATCTATTTTACTCCATTGAAGATACATATAATGAGTTCCTACTAAATAAGTTGGTTTATTGTTATTTACAAACCAAAAACCCTCATCTCTTCTTTTAAACTCTTCGTCTATATAATCGAACCATTGTTCTTTATTTTCATCTGGATAATTTCTCCAATCAAATATATTTTTAAGACGATCTAATTCTTTAGGATTTTCAAATTTAACCCACTTATTTAATTTGTGTTTGAACACTTGCACTGGTACTTTTGGCAAAGCAATTTGCAAGTTTTGTATCTCATATATCTCACCAATTTGACCAGTTTTTGATATAACGATAATATCGTGTTCTTTATTATATCCATACTTCCATTTTTTACCACGATTCATTCTAGTGATTGTGGTTTTTTTAATAGGTTCTATTACCTTAACTAAACTTTGATCGTACATTACTTAGATCTACCTTCTGCGAATCCTTTAAAGACTTTTTCCTCTCTCTTTTCAGGTGTTTTTCCCTCAAGCAGGTTCTTTTCTTCTTGTATTCTGTTAAGTATTTCAAATGCGTCAAATATAGCTAGTTTTTTAGTAGCTGCAGCATTTTTTAATCTATCAGCTGATATATCATCATCAGAATCTACAATAGGTTCTTTAGCAACTTTAATTAATTCATCAACTGCTTTC